CTGCCATCATACCCGGCAGCCTCCAGCAACGGTAATAGCTCGTCCCATGATTGAGTTACTAAACCCTTCCCCCTGAGTCTAGTGCTGGCATTCGCCAACATTTGACTTGCAATCAGCTTTGCTCTTGACAAAATATTCATATGCATGGCCTGTTAGATTGTACTTTGCTTGTCAAAATACCAGACAAAGCCTTCGGTGTCAACTAAAAAGTGGCATATCTTTCGCTTCCCGCCGGATGGCGCCCTCGACCCTGGCTTGCGCCAGCCGGAAATACTCGTCATCAGCCTCGATACCGATTGCAGCCCTATGCTCAAACCACGCAGCAATCACCGTCGTGCCTGACCCCATAAATGGGTCCAATACGATACCGCCTTCCGGTGGCTTGGTAAGCTTGCATAGATACCGCATTAGAGATAGCGACTTAACCGTGGGATGATTATTGGGTGCCGGAGCTGTAATATGCCCATCAAGTCCTCCGTCCTGACGCATTTGCAGTCTGCCCGGTTTTTCGCAATCCGGCTTATCTTCTAGGTTTTCGTTCCGTTCACTTCTGCTGGGTTTTGACCCGTACATAAACCGTGGGCATTCCTGAAAGAAGCGGGCAGCAGAGCCGTTGTCGTGCCTATTCCATTGCTGAAGTCGTCGTTTGTCGGATTGACCCCCAAAAAACTTGGCACCTGGTCCTTGCTCGTTCTTATACGTTCCTACACACTTACTATCCGGAAACATCCCCACGACCTCCTCGCTGCCGTCGTGACTCAGATTGGCAGGCCAGCGGCCGGAAGTGTGTGGCTTAGCGTCTCTGGTAGGCATCAAATGTTCAGCGACGTTCGCATTATATATACCAGTCGGCTCACGCTGCCATCCGGCTTTTCCATAACCACCCATATTGGCAATAGTCTCGACATCGCATGACGATATCGGCACCCTACACCCGTCCACATTCAGCCCCGCCACGCCGTGCTTCTGCGCATTCTCGGCATACGACCCTTCCCTAGGCGCATAGGCAAGCCACCAGAACTCAGCAGCCGGCTTTAGGGCTGTACCGTAACCGTCCCAAAGTTTGGCGGGGGCGGTGGCAGGGGCGGTGATGTCTGTCGAGTGATCGCTTCCGTTGCCACCACCGTACACGCCCTCGCCCCGATCGTCGCTGTTCGGCCTTGCATGTGGATTGGATCCCACGACCTCCCGCTCCGCGCCCGCGGCCTTGTCAATCGCCTTGCTGATGTCTAATGACTTGGGAAACCCCGTCCCAAATACGTACTGAAAGACATCAAAGATATCCCAACCTGCCGACTCTACAGATATGCCAGTCCAGTGACTAGTACGGGGCAAAGACCAACATGCAAGCGTGCCGCCTGGCTTGCATATCCGCAATGACTCTTTGAGAATCCCAGCAAGCCAATCAATCCACTTGTCCCGGCCGCCCTTAGAACCGTCCCACTCTTTCCCCATAAATGATATCCCGGCCGGCGGATCCGTAATGACAGACGCTACACTATGCGTCGGCAACTGCGGCAAGATATCCGCACTGTCTCCGCAGTACAGTTGAATCAAGCCATCGTCTGAAACCCAATCAGGTGATAGTGCTGTCATAGCGAAGACAACCTCTGTTGCGTAGCAACACACCACCGCCAAGATACAGGCAGACGGTTTGACCTCGCCGGGATTTGGGCTATGTGGTATCTGCGATAGTCTTCATATGCTTTCATGAAATGTTCCTTGGTTACTTCCTCACCATGAATGAAATACCGCTCACATCTATGGCACGCTACCAATGGGTTGTTGTCCGCATCTTTTGCGCAATCGCACATCTCGCACTCCTAGAATAAAGACAACTGCCCTTCTATTGCTTCAGCTTCATCAATACCGGTATCTGCTTTGTGCAACCTAGGGACAGCATGCTCTATGCAATAGTCACCTTGCAAATCAATACCAACAAAGTGACGCTCTAACTGAATAGCAACCTTGCCTGTTGTACCCGAACCGCAGAAGGGATCAAGCACCGTAGCAGGCACAGGATCCAATACGACAGGTTTAACTCGTTTGTCAATTGTAATGCCTGATGCCATAAATGCAGCGGCTGCGTTTGCTTCGTACTGACAGGGGCAGGTAGGACGCCAGCCGTGGGTTTGATTGTTGGTATATACACCATGCCTGACATCGTGCGTTCCAACACCATTACCTGTCTGAGAGCTATAGGGTCCGTCCTTGCTCTTGCCGGCTTTAGTCGTCGTATGATCATAGGTCCTGCGGCGTTTGAGAACCCTCGCCCACGGTGCCCCGCACTTTGAGCAAACACCCTTATCACTAGTACTTGATTTGATGCACGGCTCTACTAGTGCAGGCGGGAAGGTGGCAAAATGGGCCTTCGGATAGGGCTTCGGGTTGATCGTCCAGACGTTGCGGAGGTTGCGGCCTGATGTGGCAATATCTGAACAGAATCTGTCCCGGTCATTTCTGCCCTCCCCTAGTGTACTGCCTAATGGCTTTCCGGTGCCCCTCCGAATTGACTCGCCCGTATCTTCCCTCACCCCTTCCCCGTCCCCATAGTAAGTCCCTGTATTTGCGAACTGAAACAACATCTCGTAAGCAGATGTCGGACGCCATGAGCCCTTGCGCAGAATATACCCATCATTGGGATTGCACTTGTCACAACCGGGGCATTCTATTAGATTTGATTTCAACGGATTAGCACATGACATAACAGCCCGCCGGTCCGCATCATTGTTGGTTTCCCTAAGGGCATTCAATTCCGGTCTGCCTTCCTGTATATGGCTTGAATCGCTGCCCTTTGGCCTAATGCGATGCCTCTCCCACCTCCACCCTGCTACACTATCAGGCATAACAGAACCCGAATAAGTAGAGCAGAAACTCACACCTTTAGCCCATATATTAGCAGACCTGAGAATCCAACCCCGTTCTTGCATTGCAATGGCGAACCTATGCGGGATCAAACATACGTTCCCAGGGGCAAGCCCGTAAGTACTTGATGCCGGCCGCAAAGATTTAGTGCCTATAGATTCACTACGTTTTGCTTCTGCGTTTGCCCCCGGCAATGTGCTTGATGTCAAGCCGTTTCGGTTGCCGCCTTTATTGCTACAGTGTGAATCACCTATGTTAACCCAACACGTTGCATCGTCACGCAATGCCGGCCGCAATGCATCAAAGCACGAAACCAAATGCTCAATATACAAGTTAGGTGTCGGCTCTAGACCAAGCTCGCCACGCCAAGCCCGACAATCTTGATACTGGCAGAAATGCCCTGAATTGCCGCTGGTCCGTACTGAGTCGTCGTGATCCTTAGCACCACTACCATGGTGGATTTCGTGAGACCTAGGTAAGGTCTTCCCCCAAACATGCTCACAGTCAGGCCGACCGCCCCAAATCTGCGGTTCAGTCCCGTAGCTGCGCAGGCCCCAATAAGGCGGGCTAGTAATGAGGCAATGTATAGACTTCTCGGGCAAATACCGGGCAACCTCTATAACGTGTCCCTGCCACAATTCCGCAATGTCTGTCTTGTATATAGGTTTCAACACGCGCTCCTAGTACACCCAAACCTCGCGTTTGGGATAAAACAACAATGCCAGCATGTCGGAAAAGTCAGGACTCCTGCCTGTGCGCTTTTTAATTGCCTCCTTAGATTCAATTTGGTAACGGCCATGCTTGTCAAACTTGTAACTAATGGACCGGCAGTCTTCAATCAACATAGTGTGGTCCGGCAATGCAAACGAACCGCCTTTGGCGGGGTCAATGGCAGCAGCCGCGCCCTTATACATTTCGGCTCTACGGTTTGCATACTGATTAGAATCTTCTGCGCTTTCGCCAAAGTGCACACCAATGACATCTAATCCCATTTCCCTAAACTTGGCAACTGTCCCGTGCCCTTCACCAGTCATATCAACTCTAATGTTATGCGGTTCAACACCCCAGTCTTTGGCAATCGTTCTGCCCCTAACAGCTACGGACAAAGGGTCCATTATCTGTTCGGATTCCATATGCCGTAGCTGCACGTCATCTCTAATGCCCCAAACTGTTAGGTCATCCCCTTGTCCTGCAACATCAATACCCATAATCCTATCACCACGCCTAGGAGCATTGATATCATACCGATTGACCGCGCTTGCCAGGTGGCCTCCGTTGAACAACCCAAAGCTTGCGTTTTCAGGAAACTCCCCATTGACACGCCCTATAAACCAAGGGCTAGTTTCTCCATACTGTTTGGCCATGTCCGCAATCCATGGCCTTGTAATAGCACCGGGGATGATTTCTTGATTGAACAAGACATTAGGGTGAGTCTCGGCCGGCAACTTTCTACAATGCCAAAGGTCAGATTTCCACGCATCATAAAACGCCCCTTCTGCCCTAACCGGATTCCCCGCAAATATACACCTGGACTCAGGGCTCTGCATTGAAGTCATCACACCACCGACGATCTCCTGTTCAATGCCCTGGCCTTCATCAAGCAAATACAATACGTGTGGGCCATGATCACCGGTGAAAGCGTCAACGTTGTTAGTGCTAAAGCCGGCAGCACTCGCAATGTCCGATATCGCCCATGTCGTGGTTTGCATCTCGCCAGGGATTGGGTAACCACGCCCCCTTGCTCTAGTATATAGATTGGGCAACAAACCCCAAAGCTGACGCCGGACTTGCCTGCCTACTGCCGCAGTAGTAATAATTTGGGCGTCGTCATAACAGGTACCCCATTGCAACGCCATACAAGCTAAGAGAAACGTTTTCCCCGTGGCATGGGCCGCTCGCCAATGATTGTATTGATATACGGGCACATCGTCTGCGCAAAGCCTTTGATCGTCTGTAAGCCGGATCCCAAGTACTGTCTCAATCCAGCATGCCGGGAAGGCCTGTCCATCGGCACGTATAGCAACCCAATCACTTTGGGGTATTGGCGGTGTCGTCTGTGATTCGGTCATGTTGAGGTCTAGCATTGGTATTGGTAGCCTGTCCATTCATGCGGTGTTCCCTAATCCATTGCGCATACTCAGATAACGAAACACCCTTGCTGTTAGTGGCAGATATCCCAACATCTATTTGACCGCCATGTTCTACCCTTTTAGTAATGCCGTGAAATTGTTTACGAAGCTTGGCCGAGTGAGCTAGAAGGCTATGGGCGGCCCTTTGTGCAATGTTTTCGTCCTCCGATCTCAATAAGGACTGTTGCTTCAATCCGGCTTCAGCCTCCAAACCGTTCCAATGCATCTCAACAGCCCTGTCGTATATTTCCCTCCAATCGTCTCTCCAAGGTCCATTGCAGGCAGCATTGAGTGATTGGGGATTTGTGTACCCCATCATTTCCGCTGTCTGTGCCCAACTATAACCTTGCACTCGCAACCTAGCAATGGTCTCCATTTTTCTAAGCCTTAGCTTCCTGCAACGGACTTTTCTAAGCTCTTGCCCTAATGTAAGTTTTCTTTTCATTTCCTATCACCTCTATTGATGTAACACTCCGTCATATCCAGGGGAGAGCGGCCGGGTCGGAGTTGAACCGCCATATCCCGGTTGGGTACCAGGTGTGTTGCCATTACACCACGGCCGCAGATTGTTTGGGGTATGGCTGACGCAATGATGCTATAACTCGAGCCATGCCCTTGTCAAGCGGCATCAAGTACCGATACTTAGGGATCCTCATGACAACCTTTGCATTAGGGTCAACATTTGCACGAAGCCAGGCTATCCCCCTATGACCATATTTCTGCACAATGCCCCTAGGATGATATGTCTTGTTATGCACTTTTACCCAATCTCCGGATGCAACGCTGCCACTATAAATCCAATTACCTGCTTGATATATCGTGCCGATATGCCCTTGCTCTGGGTCAGCAAAGGACACAATTAGCCTTAAGCCACGGTATCGTTTTTTGACCATACTAATCGCTATTCGGATTATACGAGTCACTGGCGCATTATGGGTTGTAAGGGCAACTCGTACAAGTTCGCATACTTGGAAGCAATTTAACCCATATGGCGAACCCAAATGTTTAGTAGCACCCATACCAAACAATACAGCACCAATAAAGGTTTCATCTTCCCAAACACCAATCTTGGCAACTTTGAACGCTGGCATTGTCCGGGAATAATGCCAATGCTCAACAGCGTATTTGGCCGCGGTGTAAGTACACCAACCGAGTTTAAGTTGACGGCGAGAACTCATGTCCGCACTCAGGGCATTTGACAGGATTTTTGTGGTCCAAGGAAGGTTGCGTACTGCCATCTTGGGGAACAAACGAGGCCGGATCAACTGGAATATCAATAGCGGCCAATCGCAAACTATCAGACAACTCAGGGAGATCAGTCTTCAATGTCTCAAGCATAGGCCCAACAGCCGGCGTAAAGTGCCCCTGAATACCTGGATTGTTTGCCGTTAGATTTGCAAGCAATTCCATCTGCTCGCCCCAATCAACATACCGTATCGCCCACCTTGCCCCGGTATTCGGATCCTCTACCCAAGCCGTTCCTACGGTCCCGGTATCATCATGGACCTCGGTGTAACCCTGTACCGGAAGTTCATCCGGAAGCTTCTTTCGTCTCTGGTGTCCGGTAACCAATCTCCGTGTCCGGAGGTTAAACACGATCCCGGAGAGGTCCCCCATCTCTCCCATACTCCGATGTAGTGAGCTGAGTTCGGATTCATCGATTTCCCGCGGGTTTCCCTGCCATGGGTGTAAATCTGCTACAGTGTTTGGGACAACCATACAGATATCCTTTTTGTTTCCTTTGAGCCAGGTTAGGTTACCCAAAATGATACTCGGTGTCAAGTGTTTTCTGCGTTATCCTCAAGGCATTGATATTTGCCCATCAATCGTTTTGCGATAACGACCGGGCAATCCAAGGCGTGATTATGCATAGCATTGGGTTGATCGTCAAAGTCGTGTTTGTCTGCTCCACACCAAACGCATTTGCCTAACAAAAGCTCGGTATCGCACGTGTGAATATCGAGAATGCGTTGTAGCAGATTTGTCAAATCCCGTTTCTGCGGTGTCGGCATTTGGTACGTTTCTTTTTGATATCTTTGATGCGGCCCTTTGTGTTCCTTGCCAGACGTTCCATAGGTATCTACGGCACGATTTAAACTTGCAGTGAGTCTATCTACTGCATCAATAAGCCGGCACAATATCTCAGAACTCACCATGGTGTGATTCCTCCAATCGTTTGATTTGTTCGGCCTTCCAGAGTTCAAAGTCGGAAGCGTCTGTGATTTCTCGGCGTGCCTGTTCGTCTGCGGATCGTTCGCGTCTGGTCTGTGGCGTCTGCGTTTGCGACGCGTCTGCCGCGGAGCGTGGCGTCATGCGATACGATTCTACGGCCTGGGAGGCACCGTCAAGGCACACGGATAGGCTACGGTATGGTTTGCCTACCCCTCGGGGCTCGTGTGCGTCAGAATCGCTTTTTCGGGTTTCGGCCGGCGGTGCTGTGAGGCTTGAAGCGAAGTCCCTCAGCACGGCTGCGAGGGTGGGTTCTGCGCATTTAATGCGGTTGATATCTGCCTCCGTTAGACATCGATTTGCCTTCAACCGGTTGATTTTGTTTGCCCAATATTCATACGCCTCCGCTTCGTGTTGTTCGAGCCATTCGTGCGCGTCGGTTCTAAATCGTTGTGTATGTGTTTGATTTCCTTTGGTCATTTGGGCATAGTATTCTCCGGCTTCGCACGTGCAAGGCACGGTAAAGATTCGTATGTCATCGCCTTCGGTGCCGACGACTCTCCATGGCGGTGGTTCTGGGTTTCTAACGCAGGGGACAAAGACTAAACCAAGCGAGGTATTAACTGCTCCATTATCGGTATTGCTACAAATAGAACATCCCGGTGGCTTTGGTATATATTCCCTGTTTGCCGAGATATAGCGGAATGCGGTTTTTTGGAATACGCCTAGGCCTGGTGTTTTTGTTTGCCACCGTTCTTCGAGTGACATTTGGTATAGGATATCTTTGGCCGCTTGATAGGATTGGATGCCTTGCAGGACTCTAACCCAAGGTGGCTTGGCGTTATCCCACACTTTCCAACCGAGTGCCTCCATATAATCAAAGATGTCTGCGATTTCAGTATGGTTCATGTCAGAAGCTCTCCCTTGCTTTTTCTGCGGCTTCTCTTATCTTGGCTATGCGTTTGTCTTCCTTTGGTATGGGTGGTTTCCAACCTTTACTCAGGTAGAAACGCCAGCGGTTGTCCCTGAAGAAATTGTGCGCGGTTGGATTAAAGGTTTCGTCTTGTCCGTGGTATGTTTGGGCTGCCCTTTCTACTGCGGTGTGGAGGTCTGTTATGTTGGTGGTGCCTGAACGCAATATGTGTTTGATTGGCCAGAGTGCCTTGTCTAGGCTATCGTCGGCTCTGATAGTAGAGGCATATTTGGCCAACAATTCTTGTACTGCTTGAGCCATGATTGGGTCCGGGAAGGCTTGCTGCAATTCGGTCTTGATTGGTCTGCTGGGTGGTGCCTCGGTGCCGTGGGGGGAAGGGGGGTTCTTCTCCCCATTGTCGGACTCGGACTCGGATTCGGACTCGGAGTCGGAATCGCTCTCACGAAGAGATGGGGTATGCATAGGGTATCGATGGGGTATCGATGGGGTATCTCGCTTATCTTGCGTGGCCTCCTTCGGTTTGGTGTCCGGCATACAAGATGTAGTCGATAGGGTATCGATAGGGTATCGATGGTCTATCGATGGTGTATCGATACCCCTTGCATGCCCTATCGATGGGGTATCTATACCCTTTGTATGGGGTATCTGTTGTGCGTCCGTGGCCGCCTTCTGACGCTCGGCATATGCCAGGATATCGGGGTATCTCTTGACATATGCGTCCAGAATATCTGACCGTAAACCGCTAACATAATTAGCCGCGGCACGTGCAAGTTTGTCCGAATGGTCCCCGTTAATCTTGTAACAGGCGTGAGCGCTCCTGGCCTTGACCCAGTAGTAATCACCTGAAAACCACTGGACTTTGTCTCCAATTTCCGCCTTTGCTTTCGCCAGGTTTTTGGGTTCCATATTGAGATCAAAACACATTGCGCTTAGGTCTATGTGGCCTATACCAGTTGCCCCGTGCACGTCATTGTTGCCGATTAGATATAGGTATAAAACCTTGGCATCGCTAGACCATTTGCGGATATCAGGCTCACGCCAGAAGCTTGTACTAAGCTGAATGTAGCGGATGCTACTCGTAGGCATTGGAGACCTACTCCTTATGATGGGCACTTTCGGCAGTATCGGTGTCCAATATTGCCGAGCATAATCTCCGAATGCGGGCAAGCGCTTGATTGGTAGCAAGGGTGTTATATGCTTCGCCACTAATGTTTCTAATGGCCTCTAATGTCTCCCGTTGTTTATTGTTATCTTTTGTTAGGGCGTCAATAACCTTGCATGCTACCTGGACATTGTGAGCATTTTGTGTTTGCTGCGGTGGGTCAGTCGGCCAATCTATCATTGGACACTCTCCCTATATACTATACACACTCAATAGGTGGCGTCGGTTGTACTGCACCTATCTGTCTCCAAAGATGCAATACATCGGGGTGGTTGTTTACATACTGAGATTTCTTAGGGTGTATTTGGATCACCACGTCGTCATCTGCCCAAAACAGGTCTTTAACAGCACACATCTCTTCCCATGTCGGGGTACGTGCTTGGCCTACAATATGACAGCTTACATGTTCCCAACCCAAACCATCGCTTGCAATGCAGTAGGCCTCTAGGTTTCTAGTTATGCGAGGAACAAGAAATGCCCCATTGTTTCCATAGCTTGAGTCACTTCCCATCGGGCCACTTCTTACCCTATAGATTTCCGGGACATGGAAACTCATAACTTGATCTCCCTATGACTATCTTAGACCGGCACACAGAAAGGCCCAATTCTCACACCACCGGAAGTCGGCGAATTCTCAATTGCTCGGCGAAGATCCTCCTCAAAGCGGTCGCCTCGCCATGAATTACCACCCGCAAACGCTACACCTTGCGTTGATAGGCGATCAATACCAATAACGGAACAATGGCCTGGTTCATCAAACACGATGCCTAGAAATCGCTCTTTTGTACGGGCATCGTCTGGCTGCCATAGGAATCTGATTGCATAAAAGCCAACGCCACTAATACCATTGCGATGCCACGCAACTTCCTCTATTTCAAGACCTAGCGCGGACTCTTTACTACTCATGTTTCGTCCTCCATACTGTTATCAGGCATGTTAGGACATTCTTCAACAATGAAAAACGCCTCTTTGAGCATTGCAGCGGGAAGCAATAGAACGGTCTCGCACGGTCTGTCTAGTGCTATCTTCAAAACGCTATACGGTTCGGCCTTATACAATGCGTCCTGGAGTTCTTTGCTCCATTCTACTACAGGTCTTGGCTGCTTCGTTGATTCAAATACTGCACCTCTAATATTGACAACAATCCGTGTTAGCATAACGTCACTCCTTAGGAAACTCGTGCCAGACTTCATCGTCTATGCATGGGAACTCATACCAGGTTTCATTGTTGATCCATGTTACCATTGTAGGGCCATTGCCAAACGAACCCCATTGCTTGAAGTGGAAAGGCACTTTGGCCTCAATACATTGATCCCTTAGAGACCTAACCCAATCAGGATCTATTGGCCGCGCTTTAGGGCCTGATTCACCACCGCATATCACCCAATCAAGATGATCACCAGAACCATACCCGGCCAAGTAATCATCAAGGTCTATTTCCCCCAGCATCGGTTCTACGCTTACGAAATGTTTAGCTGCCGGAATTCTAAGCAACGTGGCAATGCGGTCAACATACTCCTGAGATTCAACAGTAGTGCCAATCCAGACATTTGGCAATACTGGAGTTTCACTCCAGACATACATACGATCAGGTCGTTTTGTCAACACCATAAAGAGGTGTTGCGGACAACGCCTCATAACACTATATACACACTCAATATCTTGAATCCGAACATTAGGGTGAAACAAATCCCCCATGTCGCATACAAAGATCGCCCTAGGCTTTTGCCAATGTAATGGTTCCGTAATTGCGTTAGGCCACAATCTGACCTCCCCTGTCCATTTGCCCTCCTTAGCAAGGTCTCTATATTTGGAAACATGCTTAAGCCTAGTTGAAGCCAACCGCGCTGCGTAACAATGCTCACAACCTTTTGACAAGGGCGAACAACCCACAATAGGGTTCCATGTTTCACCTGTATATCCCGGCACGTTGACCCAGCTAATTGGGTGTCGTTTGCTCATTGTTCATATCCTTCAATGTTTACCCCTTCTTCGTTACGGGACACAACCTAGTTAGAATACTGCCAAGATGCAGCACGACATCATTATAGTACCAGATACCGTTAGACTTAGTCACTACCCATAACGGCCTTGCTGGATGCCTTTCGTTAAAGGCGGCCTCGACCCGTTTAAAATCCGTTTTCCGCCTTGTGACTTCTGATTTGACATCTATAAAGACACACCTAACCTCCGGCAGATCGAAGTCAACCCACGGCGGCCCCCAAATACAAAAGTCTAAACATATTCTCTGGGCCTTGCCCTGCCCTATACAAACAAACGGATGCACGTCTACCCATTGTATACATTTGGGCTCTGTCTGTTGCCACAGCATGAGTTGCAGGTAGAACTCGGACTCTAACTTGCTATCAAACGTAAACCCCCCTACTTGTGTTTTCCTTGCCCCGTACTTATTCGGACGTTTACGCTTTCCCAGGCTCTTGTATTCGGACGCCGTCATTTCCATTGTATGGCCTTTCTTCTAATGGGATCCAATCACCGTCATCCCGGAGTCTGAATACAGGCGACTCGCACATGAGAATAACCGTCCCTTTAGCGGCATCCAGCAAGTCCTCCCTATCAAGTATGTCCTTCAATACAGGCGTCTCGTCCTTCCTGATAATCACAAACATTAACGTTGCTCCTGACGTTTCTTCTGGTATTCCTTCTGCCATTCCCTATCACGCCTCAACCGACATTCCCTACAAATACGCTTCCGCGGTTTTTTGTACTTGCTACTATGCCAGTACGTAATGTCGCCGTGGCAGCTTTCACACGTTACTGTAATCTCTATCTGTACCCAAAAGGTTTGTTTCGGCTTAGTATATGCACGTGTGCGTTCCTCCTCGAACTCGCCCCTGTCAACAGCCGAAATCAGGTCTGCTACGTACTGCGTACCAAACGGATTACGTGGCCAATTGTCATGCGTAACCCCAGCATGTTCCAACATCCGTCTAGCTTCAAGCGTCCTCTCTCGAGGCCCCTTGCCGGCACCTGATATTAGCCACGCCCTAACACATCTATCTTTTCTGTTGGGCATCTTGGCCAGAGTCCTTGTTATATACAAACAGGCCTTTCCGTAACAGGCCCAAGATGATGTCGCCCTGAAGCCTCAATACAACGGCTGCCGGTTTGGGTTTCCGCCAAGCCCGGCTATCAGGCGCATATACGGCACCCTTGGCCTTTGCAACATCCTCTAATTCCATAAGGCAAAAGATTTGATGTGGTTTGTCATGTGGCATAATAGGCTCCTTTATACATCATATTACATGTCAAGCATGTCCATGACCATAGCCACGCCATAGGCTAACTCTCTAACCTTTTGCCGTACAGACTCTATCTCGTCCAGTTCGCTCCGGTTTCCGTTAGACTCCGGCACCGTACTAAACGGCAACTCAAGAACCCCGTTGACGTTGACATGAGTTGCCAAATCAACCTTAGGCTTAGGTTCTGCCTTGACCTTTGGCTTAATATCAGCCGTGGCTTTGGCCTCTTTCCGCATTACATGGAGTGCTAACTGCGGTCCGTGTGCAATACACTTGCTTAACCAACCCCTGCGTAACCTTTCACACATTGGGCAAACATGCCTATCATAAGACCTACCATCCTGTGTCCCCCGCCTAGGTTCCATGGCTTCACCACACCAGGTACAAACCCCGCTTTCCTTAGGGTTTGGTCTCGTAACAACAAACGGCCGCCGTCTTGATTTCCTACTCACGACGCGCTCCTTGTGCCTTATGATGTTAAGGCCTTAGATATTTCTGCGGCAATCTTTGTCCTATAGGCAGGCGGAAAAAGTCCTGCGTTGATGTAATTCTGTACAATGCCGCGCACGATGCAGGCGATATCCTCCCTTGACATGCGCAACGGTTCATCCAGCAATGCATCAAAACTATTATAAAGCCTCGTTGCCGCAACCTTAAGGTCTCTCAAAGCTGCCTGACTTTCACACAACGCGGCCCTGTTGTCAAGTGACATCGGTATCGCTCCTTCTAATCTGACAACGCCAGTACTCACTTTCCATTAGAAACTGGGCTTTGATAGCTTCAGGCAGTGCCTTGGTATCTAATCGCCGAGTTGTAATGGTCTTACCTTTGATTTCCCAATCACCACACCTGACATGTGGCCTCCCACGCATAAGGGCTTTGACTTGCTTGTCAAGCTTGCCAAACTCCTTAGCGTCGGGCTCGAGGTCCCCACGCCTGTCCAGAATGCCCTTGATTGTAGGGTCATCAATCTCCTGGCATTCGGTCTCTACGGCAGCCGGCAAATCAGGCAAACACGTTGCGGAATATCGGCACGTTGCGCAAACCCCAAGATCCGCAATTCTCTCAGGCATGGTGCCGGCTTCAACGTGCGCATTGACCCGCTCCGCCTGCTGTAACGCCTTCTCGGCATAGTCCAAACATTCGGGGTCATCCAGACTGAAATCCAGTACCTTGAAATGGCCTTCATACGTGATAATGAAAACTCCGTCTGTCTCCCCACGCATCAATAGATACAAGGCAAGCTGCGCCGGATAATGCCTATAGAAACTTGTACTGACAAAGTCCTGCCATCGCCGGATACGGGACGCCGCGTTAGCGTTAAGCCGTTTCAATTCAAAACAAACCCGGTCGCCGTCGGGGTGAACTAGGACTCCATCAATATGACCCCGAATCTTGTATTCAGGCCATACTAACTTTTGTTGTGCGTGCTCAATGTCAAACCCTGCTTCCATCAAACGGCCTTTCCAGAGCCGTTCTTGTGCCGAACCGTCTTCTAGGATTTGCATTACCCAAGGGGCAAAGGCCTCCTGGGCCTCATTACAGGTCCGCATATAGACAAGCCGCCTGTCGCAAGCATCCCCCATCTGACTTGCCCTATTCCAATCACTAGAGTAACTGCCACCGGTGGCAAGTGCCTTGTCCTGAAAGAACCTATCTAACCTAGACGACACCTTCTTTGCAGGGCTTTCGCCACTCGGCAATACCACCTGCCCAGTGGCAGCCTCTTCCGGGATATCCGCATCCCAAGAATCCCTAACAGCCGCAATGATTCTGTTCATACTAGCGCTCCTGCTCTATTGGTCCATTTCTGCAGCAATAATCAACTCCCGTCACCCCTGAATTTCAATCGGGGCATGCTGCCATGGGCAGATCATCTGTTGCCAACATAACAGAGCTCAAAGCCTTTCGGTACCAGGTACAGCCCATCCGCAATCGTTCAACCTCCCTATGTAAGACCTCAATGCGGGTGTTGATGTAGCGCATCCGTTCATCATAATTGACAATATGTGGTTCATATCCCTCCCGCTTTCGGGATAGTTTGGTTGTTATATCCGCAAGGTTATTGTCCAGTATTATAACCCGGTCTTGCAGCTGAGCTTTCGTCAACCCCTTTAACCACTCAAACCTATCATCGTTTTTAAGCGGAGTGCCCATCGTCCAGCTCCTATGTTGTTTCTAATACAGTTAACCTAGTCATCGATGACAACCGTACACATTAGAATCCCTCCGTACTATTGACATTGGCAACATCGGCCGCGGCCTCACGCTCTGCCTGTACACGTTCCGAATCGTCTCCCGGATCTTCGGTTTGCGGTTCCGTTCCGTTTGCCATCTGGGCGGTCTGGGCCTTATGCCAGGCACGTACCTTTGATAGCGTTACATCAAGTCGCTTCCCTGACAACCTAGTGGTTTCCCTGACACCAGGGACTTCCGTCCCATCTTTACCGGTAAAGGCTGTCAATTCTTCTAACTTGTCCTGGCACTCTTCAGGGCCAGGATAGATGCCATACAACAGTTCCCTAATCTCCTTCCGGTGTGCCTCGTCTTTAGGCCCTTCTGGCCTGGCAGCCCGACCACCTTGTGCGCCGTTCCTAAATGCAACCTTGCCTGCACCTTCAGCCTGCTTACCCAAACCCCTGGACCTAAGGTCTGCCATACTATAGCCGGCCAGGCCTAGGATCTCCTGTACGGCCCTACCTTTCCAGTTCGTAACGGCTGCCTTGCGGATATCAAGCACGTCCGTCTGCTGTTGCTTCGTGAACCATTCATCAAGAGCAGACCGCCCGCCAATGACTTGGGTCCACCCCTCGTCAAGCTCTGGGTCTCTACCGTTGATCACCCTAAACACGTTGCAGGACCGGACAAGCCCCATGACTTCAAAGCCCACAATCTCTTTCTCATGCTGTTGGGCGAACCTGACAAACTCGCTTAGGGATTTCCAATCGTTCCCTTTCGGTGCCTCCAAGGGGACGCCACCTCTCAGGACCAAACTAACCACGATATCCCGAAACTCTACGGCAAACAACGCCGTTAGCTTCGAGCCGCCTGAATACTGAAGCCACGCATTCCCCCCAAAGTCTTGCCAGTCTTTGGCGGTTGTTCGGGCTAGGGCCTTATCGGCCACCTTGTCTAGGTAAGTCAACCGTTCATCCACCCGGGCCAACTCCTGGCCAACATCAAAGGGCTGCGCCTGGACAACAGGGGCAACTTCTACCTTAGTGATTTCTGCTTTCTTACCTTCAGACATTCTCCGTCTCCTCGATTATAGGCGACTCTGGATTAGTAACACTTCGGACTTTCGCCATAACGGAATTTACCATATGCCTAGGATAATGCCGTTCCCTAAGCCACGATATCAAATCGTCTCTGATTTGCGATCGCACGATATCCCGCTCCTCTCGCAACATGCGGCTGATCCGCATTTCGTCATTAGACATTGCTAGACTCCTCGGCATACAATGCGGTGTCAAACCTGGTCAGGTCAACGTCCTGGTCCGGCTGTTCGTTTTCGCCAGATTTGGTCTCACCAAACAACGCCCCTTCAATACGGGCCACAATACCACCCCGTGTTTCGTCTTCCCCCAATGTAGCATCGGGGTCACTCTCCTTCAATTTCTTAAGTGCCTTGCGCATATCACGAACACACTTTCTGGCCAATTCCAAGCTCTGCTGGACCTGCTCTCGATTCTCCTCCCTAACCACCAGGTCTAGACCGCGCAACTCTTTAAAAGCCATTTTAGTACGTTCTACATCCCCCGCCACGATTGCCTCCCTAATAGCTGCAAGGCTTTGCTTCACAACATCCCGCACATATCTACCGGCTTCCGCATCAGAGGCAATGACGTGCGCAATGCAATAGTATTGCACGGTTGTATACCGTGCAGCGCTGTTCCATTCTGTTGCAAGCGCACGGTTGGCCTTGTGCAACGCTTGCCATTCTGGCATCTTGGCAAACGGCATTACAATGCCCAAATCGGTCACAAGACCTAGGTTGCGCATTGAACGCTTCAAGCGCTCCACTAGGTTAATAGCCTGTTTGCGTTCATCAACATCAAACACGGTTTTCTTGACTTCCCATTCTGATTTTTCAAGCACCCCCTGGACTTCAACCCTAGGCTCCACCCTGGTGTATTCAACCCCGCCCCTGATACCCGCCTTAACGATCAGGATTGTACAATTACTAAGTCGCATGACTCAACTCCCTTTGATTAAAGACAACACTATCAACACGTTGAAACGGGGTAGACGGGACTTGAACCCGCGTTCTCCGGCTTGACAAGCCGACGTCTTCCCAAACTAGACCACTACCCCAAAGCGGGCGACGGGGCGGAGACGAATAGAGAACCCCGCCGCCCTGGACGGTTTCAGTACTTACTTAGACAATAGGCGACTAATAACATCCCAGGTTACCACGCCTATGTATATCATTATAAACAGCGCAAAACAACACCCCGCAATCATACCAGACCCCTCTTTGTCCGGTGTGACATGATAATCAGGACGATGCATCATCATCTCCCTAACTGCGAGAAATCAGCCACGCCATAATCAGGTTTGTTGGTTCGGCCGGTCTGAATACCGAGGGCCTGCTCAACCGGTCCCATAGCCTGGTCACAAGCTGCACCGGTAAAACCCAGTCCCTCGACTTCAATGCGCTCGATATCGTCAAGGTTAACGTCCACGCTGCAAGGCCCGCCGGCCATACCCGCAGGGACGCCCACAGGCGTCAGGCGAACCATGGTAGGGCTAAGGGTAGTTAGCATCATCCCGTTGCGCTGTGCAAGCGATTTGACCCGTTCCATGGCGTATGCACGCAGCAACGTCTCGCCACGCTCGCCAATGGCTGTCAGCAATCCGTGGCCCCCCCGATAATCATCAAATAGCAGTTTGTACGTAGCACCTTCCTGGACGATTCCGATCTCGTATGCCTCCGTATTGCCCGGCAGCACTATGGCATGCTTGCAGGGATCATTCCCGTAATACCATCTGAACGTTGTTTGCCCCCGCTTTAGTTCCATGCCACACACCTTAGCTGCGCGTTCTAATGCATCAAGATCGTTGATCACCAAATCAATCGTTGTCACATGGCTCATGTCTTCCGTCCTTTATCATATGTACAGCTTACGGGTACGCCCAAAAACGTCCCAAGATTATTGGCATAGTTTGCAGCGCTTGCGTGGTCTGGTGCCATCCATACAAACCACCGCTCTTTAGTATCCTGTCGTTCAAGTGACACCTCCCATAGAGTGCCGCCGGCCTTTGATATCAATACCACTTCAATGTTGTCCATCAGAACCTCCTTTGCCTTTGTTCTTGGACTTCCGCAATGTCCGCCGGCAGTGCCGCCTTTTGTGCCCAACCGCGCAGTGCTTTCAGTTTAGACCCCCAACCGTCAATTACTCTATTGACACCACGTAAGCCCCGGATAGCCTCGTCAGTAGAAACCTCCTGCTCGCCTTCATCAAACGCCGCATACATGGCGGATATTAGGGCTTGTTCCATTTCGGCACCTGTGTACCCGTCTGCTGCCTCGGCAAACCGGTCCAGGTCTATACCTTTGCAGACCTCGTATTTGTTGACTAGAACCGCACTGATTTCACACCTGGCGCTTTCATTGGGCACATCAGCCCAGAAGGTAGCGTCAAACCTGCCAGCCCGCAAGAACTCAGGCGGCAATAGTGTAACATCGTTTGCGGTTGCAATCAGAAAGACCGGATCCTCGTTCTCCTGAAGCCACGTTAGGAATTGCCCAAAGACCCTTGCCGCCGTGCCTGCATCCGACTCACCGGACGAGGCACCTGCAAAGGCTTTCTCGATTTCATCTACCCATAGGACACAAGGTGCTATTGCGCTTGCGGTCTGTAGGGCAGACCTAACACCGCGCTCGCTTTCGCCAACCCATTTGGCAAACGCCGCCCCGACATCAAACCTTAGCAACGGCATTTGCCAAGCCGTTGCAATACACTTGGCAGTCAGGGACTTACCGGTCCCGGGCACACCTGTTGCCAGTAATGCCCTAGGTCTAGGCAAACCCCACTCTCTCGCCTGCCTAGTAAACGCTGCCCTCCGTTTGGTAAGCCACGCCTTCAGGTTGCGCAGCCCGCCAATCCCATCAAGGCCGCGCTCGTCAGGTTCAATCCACTGGACTGCACCGGCCTGTCCAATCAAGTGCTTTTTCGTCTGGACAAGCCTTGCCGGATCTAATCGCTTGCATTCGGCCAGGCTTGTACTACACGCTACTAAAGCCTGTTCCATCTGTAGGCCTGTCAATGCGTCAACGATCTGTTCCCTTTCAGCCTGCCTTACCCTAACGCAATCCCCGTTGCTGGCTTGCCGGTTCACCTGGTTTATCACAGAGCCGACAACGCCATTCAACTCTTTTCTATTAGGCAGGGGCATTTCCAAAGGCACGACACCGGGAATATCCGGTGCAGTCTGTTGATCCAAGAAAACTACTACACGATAATTGACCTCTGGTAGCCTGGACTGTGCTTCAATCTCGTCTTTCAATATCCGCTGACTTACAGGGTCAGCCTTAAGCCACGCCGACGCGTCTTCCATTATATAGATTGCCCTGACGGTCGAGTCCCCGATATACCGTAATGCATTCTGCAATGGCTGCGTGCCTTCCAATACTTTCGTTTTGTCCTCTATAGTATAGAGCCCGGTGGACGCCCTCCATGCATATACTGCAAACGGCAAGGCACTCCAACCTGCCACCTTAGTCATCAGTTCTTCCGCCCGGTGCTCTTCTGGTGTCACAATCCAGGGCATCCCAGCCCTGGCTCTAATGAGCACGGACAAACGCCGTCCAAACGTTTGCCCGTGCCCTTCTGTAGTATCTTTCGTCTCCATGTCCATTCCATGCGCTCCTATCTACACAGCAGGTTCAGGTTCCGTTGTCACTAGTGCCTTTGCCTTTGCCTTTGCCTTTGCTTTCGCTTGCCTAGGTTTTCGTGCTGCCTTGTCTGCCGCAATCACCTCGAGCGCAGCCTTCCGCAGTGCCGCATAAGCCTTCATCTGCCGCTTGGTCTGTGCCATACTACCAACTCCTACGTTGAAAAGAAAAACCGGGCACAATGCACAAAGCCCGGATCCTGACATTAAGTGTTGTGATACGTAGATGCATTGTTTAACCCTAGGGTTTCTTTGAATTCCGGGGCATGCCCTTCTCAGTAGACATGCCATACAGTTGCCAGACAATCTAGCCTTACGGCACATGCCGGGCTAAGGGCGCGGTTGGACTCGAACCAACATCTCCGTTTGACACCGGTTTGCAGACCTATCAAACGGCGTCGTTCCTGCTAGACTACACGCCCAATGCCCGGCCCCACTCCCTGCCGGTTCAGCGAGACCGGGCTTGCCGGGCAACACATCAGGTCCTATAAGGTGCTACCCGGCCTGTCCGTTATCTGTCCATCGGTGCTGCTCTACCTTTCTATGCTATATTGTCTTGCGGTGGCCTAGTCCGCAATTTAAGACCACATAGGAAGCGTGACATGGTTTGGTAGGCCGTTGCCAGGCACCACCTCCATTCTACTTTTTGATCGCCGGGCTTAGTTACGGATTGCGAATGTGATTGACCTGTGAGGGGGTGATACCCTTCTTCCTCTGCCAGACCGCCCTAGCGGTCTGATCCATATCTGCGAAATACCCCGACTTGATGTAGGCAATGTCTTCTTCGGCAATCCCAGTCAGATCAACATCCCCGTTCCCCCCGCCGGACTCCTGAACGATTTCAGGCGTCGGTTCTGGCTGCGGTTCGGATGCCTCGGCAACCTCAGGCTCGGTAGCCTCAGGGGTTGCCTCCGTAGCACTGGCATTGCTGCCAGACCGATAGACACCACGCTTGACGATAGCGACATCACCCGCCTTGCGCAACTGATACAACAGAGGCTGGATGCCCATGATGGGCACGCCACGCTCCAAAGCCGCCTGACCGAAGGCCTCGCCGTTCCATTCCGAATCCCCTTGCTCGTCAACCCAAATCCGCATCTTGCCCAAGTTGCTGTCTTCACGCCGTTTTCTCTGACCCACAGTGAACTCCTTATTGCATTCTGGGCACGTCACGACCGGGGCAAATTCGAACTCGCAGTGAACACACTTCAACGCCTTACTCATAACACTACCTCCAAGGGATCAAAAGGTTCCAGAACCGCAAACCTGATACTATCAAACCTCGTCTGCCAGCAAGCCCGTTTCGGCATACCGTAGGGCATACTTGAGACTTGCTTCGTGCTGCTGATATATGCCGACGGCATCCGTCCTGTTCTGCCAATCCGCCTTGTACCCGTCTCGCCTCGCCTTGTCAATCAAGCTGCGTAGATAGGTCTCCAACCGGTCCAGTCGTTCTGCCACGTCAGGCATTGCTCGCCTCCTGGCAATATGCATCAATTGCCGTGCATTCAATAGCCGTCGGGATTCGATGCACGTACCGCCCGTTGATATACCGTACGGCTCGATACGGCGGATTGCCGGCATATGCCCTGACACCCTCAGTAACATATACCACCGCCTTGCCATCACCATCCCGCCCGCCCTCTCGTACTATCTGGCGTTCCCGTGCAGTCAGAAACGAAACCCATTTAAATGGGTCGCTACCCGCACCATGGGCAGTGCCACTACTTCTAATTACTAACATCGTCGTCTCCCTCCGAAAAAATCGCCCCTGACGCAATCGGATGCATCGGTATGGCAAAGCATGCCTCCGCCAATCCGATTGCGCCAGGCTGCCTGTCCGCGCGTCAGGCGTGACGTTCGGCCGCAATCATAAGACCTCTCCGCTCGGCTTCTGCCAGGATCTCGCTATCCGTGAAACCCTCAAAACCAGTCGGTTTCGGCTTCCCCTGATTCTCTCGCCACATCGTATATGCAGTAGCTTTGGCAACTATACAACCCAACGACCCGTCCTGTTGTAATTGATAATACTCCGGAGCGCTATTGCGCGGCTTCCGGAAATCCTTTTGCCCCCGGGCGATGATATCGCCTGGCTCACCTTCAACCACCAGGATTCCCCCCTCCCCTTGTGCACCAATCCACTCCCCAAAAGTGAATTTCCCTTTTGAATCTTCGGAAAAGTCAACCACTGCAATCCAGGGCTTCCCATAGCGGCGGCGATTATACGATTCCGTTTCTAGCTCCACTAGCATTGTTCGTCTCCAATATTGTTATCGAGGGGCTGCCTCGTCAGGCCTGGGAGTCCATCCACAGGCGACGCCCCGTTAGGGGCGTTTCGGCTTTCTACTTGTCTGCCGTGCGGTCAACTGCCTGTCGTTCCCAGCGTGCCTCTGCCTGGTCATCGTCATCATACCCCATAACCTTGTCTTCATATTCCCGAAACACAAGCGGGTTGCCAATCACCAGGTCTGGGTCTCTGTAATCCAACGACATCTGCCACTCCATAAACCTGTTCATCTGTTCATCTCCTAAGTCGGCAATGCCCTAGCGTGAAAGGTCCCGTCCATCCATACCGTGACTTCAAACCTTGTGCGCTGATATCCCGGTGCTTGTGCAAACATCTCCGCCCGACGATAGCGCTCCGTCTTGTTATAATTCCATAGGTAACGCCCGTCAAGCCATCTTGCCCCGTTGATTACTACCGCCTTACCGTGCCGTTCCCGTATAGCTTTCGCAAGGTCTTTCCGCAATGTCACAAGCTTTGTTGTCCACTGTCCCATGTATCGTCTCCATGTGGGGCTCCCGTAGGAGCCCCTGTTACGATTATCCCCAATCAACAGGACTTTCCGCCTTCTCAGCCACACGGCAAATCGATAGCAGCATAATGAGATAGTTGCTCGCCCTAGCAACGTCCACGCCACGCTCAACCCAATGAACCTGTCCCGTACCAGGTCCGCCGGACTCGTGTCCAGCGCGGAGCAGTAGCTCCATGTCAGTGTTCTTGACCGCACGGCTTAGACAACGCCCGTCCATGCTGCCCACCCACTCGACCTCGAAGCCGAGGGCTGACCAGATCATGCTGAAGTTGCGATTTGCAACGTTCAGCTCGGGGCCGTCTTTCAAACCCCTGACAGCAATGGTTACGCTCATACATCGTCTCCTACAATCAATATGCCTGCAAGATACCCAATGCGTCCTGCAACCGACTAACAACGTCCTGCGTTTGTACCGTGGTGTCAACGAAGAATTTCTCGTCCCTAAGATACACCACCAAATCCAAAAGCGATTGTCTCGCCTGTGCCTTTTCCAGCTTCAAATCCTCAATCTCTCGCTTAAGCCTTGCCGCATATTGTCTCGCCTGTGCCTTTTCCAGCTTCAAATCCTCAATCTCTCGCTTAAGCCTTGCCGCATAATGTTCCGCCATGTCTCGTCTCCGCTAAACGCTGGGATATCAACGCAGCTTCCGTCCAAACGGCACGGCAGAGGTTTCCGCCTACCATGCCGAGAAGTTGTTTCGTCAATGTCTACCTGTCCCGTTGCGAGTTTTGCTCATGCTTTACGCCGGTAACTTCAGGCGGCCTTTCCTACGGCAAGGCTAACGTCGATAGCGTCAACCTCTGGCCTTGTACCTCGTCGTCTTATGTGGCTGGCAGGTCGGTTCTGCCGTTACACTTTAGCTTGCCATCTGCGATGCGGTTTAATTGTCAAAGTTCATCGTTGCCTTTCACCGTTTGTATATGCAAGCCTTGTGCCGTTGCGTGCCGATATTCCGATACGTTTCCGTAAGCCCGCAACGGGCATGATGTTACGGCAACGGAAATATTCTGGCAGTTTTTTCGGCCGGCTGTGGACGCCCCGCCATTGTTGCGAAAAAACCCCAACGGTCAGTCCCATTCTGGCCGAGATTTGCCGTAAGCCCTTGCCACCGTTGCACTTGCGGACTTGTCGTTTTTTTTCAACGCGTGTTGTGTAAATCGCACAACCGGCGCAGCCCGTCGAACCACGACAAAATATCCGCAAAAGCTTTCAGATTGCAATACTTTTCAACGTGCCGAAGACGCGCTTTTTGCCGTAACCTCCACCCGTTGCGAAGCTTACGTCAATCGTTCACTTTGCAACGCGTGCTTCCACTTTGCAAACGTTACGAGGTAACGTACTATTTTGCCCACTTTTTGGCACATTTCGCCTGCCACGGCACACAACTTGCGTTCTTCTCTTGCTTCCTACGATAGGCCGATAGACGCACGGACAGGCCGTCTAAGGCGTGTCGGCTGCCTGTCTACCCGTATGCCCTGCGAGGTCGGCCATGTCCGTCCAGTGCGTCAACATCGCCGTTGCAACGGCTGTCGTGGCCTCGGCAGCGTGCGTCCTACCGTGGATCCGCAGGCTATGCCTCGCCTTGATCAACGCCAACCGGATCGTCTTCCAGTCTTCCCCTACTAGCTCATCCATGGCCCTTTCCATGGCCCTATCGTGCGCAGCCCTGTATGAGCCCTTCTTATCTACCCAATGTGGCATAAGACCCTGTCCTATATAGCTAATCAAAATGGTGTAAATGTATATTCCATTCCGTACCGTATAGCTGTCAATCCTGTCGTGGCGTTTTCTTGGCCCTCGTTATCACCCATGGGCGAGTCTGCATCAAACCAATTCTCATGAGTCGCCCTTACGTACCTATACCAATCTGTTATAGTTTCTACGTGACTAAAAGAACCTGCCCCATCAGCGTCCGTTGTACACATAGAAGTCATGGCCTTTGGATCACCCGCGGCAGGTACAGGCTCAACATTAGCCCCTTCAATATGGAAAGCAAAATCACCGCCGGCACCACTAACAATCCGCGTTCCCTCCAACCTAATCTTTAGCGTATCAGGGCTTCCAATACTTACGTTCCCAAAATCCCGAACCTGTGCCTCGTCGTATACATAAGCCCGGCCCGACAACTCTACTTGATTGATGCCACAAATGGAGGTTGTATATGTCAACCCTGCCCCGGCACCGTGCGCGTCATCCCAAACGGTTTCATAACTTACAGGCGTTGCTCGACTAGCATAGTACCGTAAACCTCTGCCGTTAGTCCACCCTGTGCCTGAAGCATGCCATACCCATGTCAACTCATCGAGTATGGTTTTCATATCAAGTAAGTCATGGGTCAAATGCGGGATATGAGGCATATCGGTATTACGCCAATCGTTAGTAGACCATGCATCATTACATAGTCCGGCAAACGTCAACGTGTCTAGTGTCGTGCCATTGCAAAAGTACGGGCATAGAGCCTCGGCCGCATCCCTATATTGTTTCCAATCACGCCAACCTCGCGCAGCCGTAGGCGTGCCGGGATCCGCACTTGCTGTTAATGTATTCCATGATACCGTAGATGTTAGGCAATCATTGACCTGATCGATACGGTCATCAAGGGCATTGTATACATCAACGAGCCATTGGACTTCAGGCGTTACGGCTGTTGGTGTATTAGTCCATCCCATACTATACTGTCCTAATCGGACGCCATCCGACTATATACCAGTCATCGCCATCATAATGAACCATTACATACTTGTTTGTTGCATCAGTACCATTGCCCTCAAATAGGTTCACACCTTGCATCATATACGCCTGAATACCCGCGTGGCTTTCCCCGTTTTGGTCCTGTACTGTATATGTCCCGTCGTTGTTATCTACCGTAATTTCCCCAAACAACGAACCCCCGGTACTGCCGGCTGGAGACGGGTCCGAAGGTTCAGGCGGATTATCTAGAATTGGAGGCGTGCCCTGGTCATACTCGTAAAAGTGTTTGTCCGGCGGATCCGTATATATAGCAGAGGGCGGATCGTATGTCTGAAACCAGTCATCCGGCGGCACTGCGATCTCGTAATCAATGCGGTTGTCCCGAAGATTATACGATATGGACCTAACCCACCCAATTGCATTGATCCCGGTACCTGTTAAACTCAATCCTACGAAGTCACCAACCTCAAGTAT